AATGATGAAGTTATCGGAAGAGAGACACAGGAAGATATTCGAGCCGTCGACCCATTGCTTTCACCAGACCAGAGTGAAGAAGAGTCCGTAGAACAGACGGTCAAGAAGGATTCAAATTTGGAAACGCTGTTGAATAATGTCACGGAGTTTTTCAAAACTTTCGACAGCGACATCTGTGATGATGACATGGATAAATGGGTTTCTCATGTCGAGAATGTTGTCATTTTCGCCTATCATTTAGCAAAATCAGAATCAATTTCAGACATGTTCTTTGCAATTATGTCCTATGTGAAGATGAACTCGAAAGGTTCAGCTGCGCGGACGATTTTGCAATACATAGACACGGTTAAAGCAGAGTCAGAAACTGAGGTTCACGCTTTCAATTCACGTGACTTGTTAGATGGATGGAAACTTTTTCGGACCAATACTATCTTTAAAAAGATTTCCTTTCTCATTTCTGCTGCGTTATCAATGTCAGCTTGTTCGATTCGCAATGTGGAATGGTCTATAGGTGGTGTTGAGCTTTTGAAGATCGAAGCCCTGGAGAAGCAAACTCAAGCAGTTGATGTCATTGATGCTTGCATTGAAACATTCACTTGGTTTGTTGAAACAGGGTGGGAAGTCATTCAGCAAAAATCGTTGTATCCGGTATTGTTTTCTAACCAGAAGATGAAAAAGTTCAACGATGATTGTGATTTGATTTTCCGGAGTACGACAAACATTCAAGCAGGCAACTACGATGGTGATGTCCACGAATTGAGTATCAAAGTTGAAGAATGTCTGAAGGAAGTTGATCGTTTGCGCACTCTAAAACCAGATGCTCCCACAGCAACATGGTTGACAGATCGAGCGCGCAAACTGCAAGAAGTCAAAAATGCAATTGTTTCTCATTTCAAAAGTTCGGAAACTCGCTTTTTCCCAGCATGCATTGTTATCACTGGATCGTCAGGAGTAGGAAAGACAGGAGTGTCTGACCTGATGTGTAGAGTTTTGCCCCATGCAATGGGTATCAAAGTCACAAAGCAGAATATTAAGACTCGCAATTGGACCAGTGAATATGACGAAGAAATCACAGAGGACACTAAAGTTATCAAGTACGATGAGATTGGCGCAGTAAAAGCTGCATTTGCCAAGCATCCTG